GCTCCAAGGACCGCAACGACGTGCGCCGCATCCAGCGCCGCCTCGACTCCAAGGGCTACATCAGCGAGGGCACCTCGATGCACCTGTGGTGGACGACCCGCGCACCCTCCTTCGTGGCCGAACTCGTTCGCAACGAGAGCATCATTACCCACCACACGACGATGCAGGCTCGCGCCGCCCGTGCGGCCTCCGACCGCGTCGCTGACGCCAACGCCTTCCGTGCCCGCTTTGAATGGCTCACGGACCTGAACTGCGTCCCCCGCGGCATCACCGTCTCCGACGCCCTGCGTGTCGAGTCGGCCGTCCGCCGCTACGGGAAGGAAGGCCTGCGCTGGGGCAACGACGAGACCTACGCTCGCGTCATGGCCGCGGTCCCCGGCACCCCTGCGCCCGTCAACCCCTTCGACGGCATCGAGGGCACCTCCGATTGGGAGCGTGGCTTCCTCAAGAGCGTGGGCGACCGCCTCGCTGACGGTCGCTCCCTCAGCCCACGGCAGAACGAAGTCCTCATCAAGGTCCTGAAGGGTCTCGGGCTGAACCCGGAGGACTACCTGTGAGCGAGGCCCCCATCGAGTCCGTCGAGCAAATCGCCTGCGGACACGAGGGGTGTCGCTCCATCACGTTCGCCACGACCACGCACCTGACGTTCGTCGTGACCTCGGCAGGGACTATCGAACCCGAGACCCGTGAGGACACGGTCAAGCAAAGCGGCGTGTGGTGCGTCGAATGCGGGACCTACATGGTCAAGCCCGAATGGTTGGTCGACATGGAGGTGGAGGAATTACGCGCTGGCTCCTGAACCGCTCCATCCCCCGCACGGTCGTCGTTCCCACGAACGAGGCGCTGGGGGTGTCCTCAAGGCCCGTGGAGGTCTCGGGGGTGGGGACATACCCCAAGTGCCCGAACTGCGGCAGGGACGGCCCTGTGGACGCCCTGACGCTGGGGAACGGAGCCGAATGGCCGAACGTCGTCGTCGTCTGCGGTCGCCTCCACGGCGTCGGGTGCGGCGTGTGGTGGGCGCTGACTCCGAACCGCCCGTTGGACCTGCGAACGGTGGTTTAATATAGAGGGGCTTCCTACGGTTAATCATGCAGAACCGAGCAGTCCCCTACCCGCCCCGCGGATGGTCCAGCGCGAACTCCGAACCGATGATGATTCCCATTCACCCCATCAGCGACAGGAACGACTTCATCATCCCCTGTCGTGACGAAGACATGGCCGGCGTGACGTGCCTCATCTGCGGCTTCCGCTCTCGATACCCCGCCGAATACAGCGAGGACATGGACGGGAGCCAAGACGAATGCTTCTGCGTGATTGTCCGAGGCACGGTGGTCGGCGTGGCCACGAACGCCCCGTGGGCGCACCGCCGCTGAACCACCGCAACCGTTCTAAGCCCCGAGGGTGGACCTCGGGGTGTGGCCGAGGGCGACACGCACAGGCTGACGCCGGAGCAGGCGCGAGAAATCGCCCTGTTCCCTGACCGCTGGTCGCAGTTCTTCAGGACTATCGACGGGAAGCCCTTCAGCCTCCACGAGCGGCCCTACCTGACCGAGATTTACCGGCACTTCGGCGCTCGGGAGAAGTCGGACACGACCAAGATGGTGGTCCTCAAGTGCAGTCGGAAGGTCGAGAAGACCGAGACCATCTGCAACCTGTTGCTCTATGGCCTGCTCAACATCCCCTATTTCAACGCCGTTTATACCGCCCCCCGCCAGCCGCAGGTGACGCGGTTCGTTGAGGAGCGGCTCAACGGCGCGATGATGTCGAGCATCAACAACGGGTGCCTGATGAAGGCGCGGCTCAAGTCCTCGGTGAGCCATCAGACGTTCGACGTCGGCGCTCGGTCGCTGAACCACCTCTATGCCTACAGCAATTGGGGCGACGCACACGCCCTGCTGGGTATCGAGGCCGACCTGTGTTGCATCGACGAATATCAGGACTCGGACTCGGACGTGTTGCCTATGCTCATCGAGATGCTGGCTCAGTCCGACTACAAATGGGTGGTCGTCTCGGGGACGGCGCGTGAGCAGGGGAGCGAGTTCTGGAAATTGTGGGAGAAGACCACGAAGGCCGAATGGGACGGCGAGAAGTGGGTCCACGGCGAGTCACAGGCCGGCATTATCGGCTATCATATCAGCCAGCGGATGCACCCCGACATCAGCGAACGAGACATCGAGCAGAAGCGCCTGACCTACACCCCCCGCCGCTTTGCGAACGAGGTGCTGGGTGAGTTCTTCGCTGGGTCGACGAAGCCGCTGACGTTCGACGAGGTGCTTCCGGTGATGGACCGCGATAGGGCCATCGTGAGGGGGCTGGCTCCGCCAGCGGAGTCGTTCATGGGGATTGATTGGGGCAGGGAGACGACTGTCGTTATCATGGATGCTGACGGCAACATCCTGAACGCGCTCAAATTAGATAGCCGCGAAACGGGGGACGGCGACGAAGTCGAGCGCCTCAAAGAACTGATTATTGATTATAATTGCGTGCAGGTCGTTGCCGATATTGGCTACGGCGCACGGCAGGTCAAGGAACTGCAATCGGAGTTCGGTGAACGCGTGCGGTCGTGCTATTATTCGTCTCGGCCTATGACCCCCTACGAATACAAGAAACGAGATAATAATAGAAATCTAATCTTCATGTGCGTCGTTGACCGGACGACCTACGTCGAGGAGACCGTGGAGGCCATCAAGCAACGCGAGGTGAGCCTGCCCTATCAGGACGAATCGCTCGATTGGGTGGCGCACGAATGGTGCGCCCTGACCTCCTCGGCCGAGTCGGATGAGAAGGACACCCGCCCCAAGCGTGGTCAAACGCTCACCAAATACGGCCGCGATGGCGACGACCACGCATTTCACGCCCTCCTCTATGCTCGGCTGGCCCGCGAGATTGGCGCGGACCACGGCGTGCCTGAGATGAAGACGTTCGGCGGGAAGTGACGTGTTCGTCCTCACGACGCTATGCTTCGTTCTCGGTCTGATGGAAGCCGTCTCGCTGATTAACCGCGTTTGCTGGTCGGTCGGAGCATGGGGGACGAGGTCATGCTCGCGGCGCTTCAGGCGCTCCACGCGGACGTCCGCACCATCCGCGATAACCACCTCGCCCACATCGCGGCCGACATCGAGGACATCAAGGTCGAGCAGGCAACGCACGGTGCCGCTATCGCCGACCTTCAAGCGCTCAAGAGCAGGCTCATGGGAGTCGTTTTCACGTTGGCGGCCTCGGCTCTCGGTGTCGGGGCTATGGCGTTCTGAGAGGGGTAGGTATGGGTCGAGATACGTTCAACGACAGGATGGTCAAGCGGACCGTGATTCCGGCGATTTACCTGTGGCTTCTCGCGTCCGCGGCCGTCGTCGGGATGGGCATTTGGAAGCCCGAGGTCGTCCTGATGAACCTTGACGGGTTCATCGCTCTCATCGCCATCATCGGCGGCACGGCTGGCCCAGCGCTCTCGACCATCCTCCGTATGTGGGAGGCCGAGCAGACCTCCGAGGTGAACGAGATTCCGACGCAGGCCCAGCACGAGCGCGACCGCGACTCGGCCGAGCATGAGCATCAAATGACGATGGAGAAGGAACTCAAGGTGCCGTGGGGAGAGGACGTTCACCACGAGCATGGCGGCGTAGTCGAGCAGGTCAAGGCACCCTGACCGGCACGGTTTAGAACCTCGGCATCGACCCCGATAGCATGGCCGAGCGTGAGCGAAACCGCCGCCGCGGTCTGTTCGGCTTCCGACGAGCCTCGTCACCCCCCAAGGAAGTGGCCGACGCGAAGGACGTCGAGCCGTGGGACATGAACTTCAAGGCGCTGGCGTCGCTCTCCAAGATGGAGACATCGACCAAGGTGCGGAAGGGGAAGGGAGCGCCCACGACGGTCTCCTACAGCCTGCTCCGCGACATCAGCCTCAAGTCCGAGGTCGTGGCGGCTATCCTCCGCCGCACCGTGGACGATGTGATGGGCAACGGGTATCGGTTTGAACTGCGCGACGGCGTCGAGAACGGAGACCCAGCGGCGCTGGAGCGGCTGGAGGCGTTCTTCAGCACGCCCAACCCCGAGGACATGGGTGACGAATGGCTCATGTCCCTCGTCTATGACCTGACCCTGTTCGGTGACGCCTACCTTGAACTCGACGGCTCGCGCGACCGCTCGACCAACGACGGTCAAGATTGGACCTACGGCGGCAACCTCGTGTCGATTTGGAATATCCCAGCCGATACCGTCGAACTCATCCCCCACGGCCGCCTACCCGAGCCACCCGAGCCTGCCTATCAGCAAAGCATCGGTCGGGAGACCCGCCGGTTCAGCGCCGACAAGGTGCTTCACATCAGCAATTATCGACAGGGCCGCGGCTACGGAACCAGCCCGCTCATCCCGTTGCTGGAGACCATCGCTGGTCAATTGAACCTATCGAACTACATGAACGAGATGTTCACGGGGACGCTCCCCAAGACGATTCTCAACGTCGGCGACATCAGCAACGCCGAGATGAAGACGATGCTGGCCATGCTGGAACAGCAATTGAGCGGTGGGAAGTCACCCTTCGGGCTGGTCGCCGTGAACGGCGGTTCCGGCTTTCAGACGCACCGGCTCATCGACTCGGTGAAGGACGGCCAGCACCTCGACCTATTGTATTATTATAGGGAACAGGTATGCTCGGTGTTCGGCATCCCGCCCATGAAATTGGGCTGGGTGCAGACCGGCAAATTGAGCAACCCCGAACAGCAATTGGAGGCGTGGTATGACGTCGTCGAGAGCATCCATCACCGCATCGCCACGATGGTCAACAACCGCCTGCTCCCCCTGCTCGGCGTCCGCGACTACGTGTTCCGCTTCAATTCGATTCGCCCCTCCAAGGAGAAGGTCATGGCCGAGGTCGCTCGGACGCAGGCCGACGCCATCGCGGCGCTCCGACAGGAGGGGGTTATCAGCATCAATGAGGCCCGCTCGATGCTGGGCATGGAGTCGCTGGAGGAGGCCGAGGCCGACGACCCGTTCTTCCTCAGTCCCAAATTGAGCATCAACCGCGGCGCCGGCTCCGACGCCCCCTCACCGTCTCCGGCCGAGGACGAACCGCCAGCCGACGAGGAGCCGCCAGCCGACGAGGAGGTCGAGCGCTTCCTATCGTTTGACGAGGTGGGGTTCTGACCGTCAAGGTGAACTCCGGCGTGTTCATGCGTGCCGGCCTCCACTTCCGCTACCTCCGCGCTGAAATCGAGCGTAAGACGGTCATGGCCATGCAACAGGAGATTGCCGACGCCGTGCTGAAGAAGGCGAAGGAACTCGTGCCTGTCCGCACCGGAGCGCTCCGCGCATCAGGGCGCACCGCCAAGACCCCCGACCGGAAGGGCGTCGAGGTCCGATTCGGGAACAGCCGCGTCCTCTATGCCGAGGTCGTCGAGTTCGGCCGCATGGCGTTCGCGCCGTTCCCACCCAAGCCCTACATGAGGCCAGCCGTGGCCTATGTGAAGCGATACCGCATCCGTCACATCGCCAAGAGGCACATTGGCGACGCCGTGAAGAACAACCTACCGAAGGTGATTATGTGAGCGACCACATCGAGAAGGCCCCGTCAATCAGCGCCGCCGTCCGTAGCGGCCTCGCCGAGAAGGCCAAGAAGCACAACGAGCGCTACACCGCCGCATCCAAGCGCACCAGCACCCGCACGCTGGTCGCCGTGTTCCGGCGAGGCGTGGGCGCCTACAACACCAACCCACAGTCCGTGCGCCCCGGCGTGTCCTCGGCGGACCAATGGGCCTACGCCCGCGTGAACTCCTTCCTCTATGCCCTCCGCAACGGCCGGTTCCGAAGCGGGAAGCACGACACCGACCTGCTCCCCAAGGGGCACCCGATGTCGACCAAGCAGAAGGAGGTCGAGAAGGGGCCAGCCTGTCGGCAGGCTGACGAGACGAGGGCCGAATGCGTGGCTCGGAAGACCGAGGAACTCATCGAACTCGATGGGATGGAGCCGGAC